TTATATTCAACACGAAACTGCAATGGTGCCATGCTTGTTAAAGTTGTAATAACTTTTTGAATTTTACTTTGATCAATATTTTTATCTACATAAAATTGTAAAATATTATTTTTTATAGCATTTTTAAGATTAATTGCATTAATATTAATGAGTTCGCTTAATTTAATTTTTATATGTTTAGGTGAAACAGTGTTTTCAACAAACTCGAACTCTAATGTATCTGTATCTAGTATCGTATATCCTTTAACTTGTTCTCTTTCACCAAAATCCATTTGAAACGGTGAACCTAAGTATAAAATTTCTTTACCGTTATCATAGATTCTATGATCTCTTAAATGAAAGTGTCCTGTAACTATTTTTTTACAAAATTTTAAAATTTGCTTTGACTCGTAACCATGTTCGCAAATTTTAAACGTATTCATTTTAAAATTCGCTAATTCAAAATGTCCGAAAATAATATCGCAATTTTCCTCAATCTTATCTTCTGCCCCCCACGGGCAAAAAGCATATCTTTTATCTTTATATTCAATACAGGTAAAATTATCTAAAACTGTTACGTTATCCCAAGGTTTAAAAATTTCTAAAGAGTGTATCGCTGCATTACTTTTAAAATAACAGCAGTGATTACCAGGCAACATAATTATATTAAAATTTTTAAATAAAGATAAAAACTCTATACCACACCGAAGAGTTGTCTGCTCTATTTCATGTCTTGTGTGAAAGTAATCTCCACAAAAAACAATATCTCTTATTCCGCGGTCTGTTAAATCTTTCACAAACCACTCTCCAAACTGCAAAGACACCTTATGCCAGTCCGGATGATTTTTATGAACCCCTATATGTAAATCTGAAAATAAAGCAATTTTTGTATTTTTAAACATTACTCGTAATCATCATTAAGTAGCTCTTTCTCGATATCATAGCCGTCTTCTTCTGTACTGTTTTTTGTATTTTTTCTTGCAGGTATTTGATTGTTTTCTGTTAATAAACTAAAAACTTCTTCTTGATATCTATGAAGCGTGTCGTGTTCTTTTTTTTCTTTTTTTATTCGATTTTGAAAAGCTCTATATGCTACTTTCGTGAAATAAGAAAAAGGGTTATATCCGTTATCACACTTAAACCTTTTTCTTGTTAAAGCCGTGATCATTTTTATAACAGCATCTCCAATCATTTCTGTTTTAAATGAGTAGTTAATAAAATTCTGCGCGTACCCTAATCTAGTAGCAATTTTTTGCACCATATCAGCAAGATCATTACTTAAATACCCGGTTTGATAATAAACACCAATAAGTCTCTCCATCTCAATAGGATCAACATAATTTTCTTTTAACTGCTCTTTCGTGCGTCTTACTCTTTTTTTAGGTGGTTCTAAAAAAGAATTTTTATTATTAATTTTTTTTAATATGGGTTTTACTGGTGTTTTATCGACAAGCTTAGTTTTAATCGTCGAACTAATATTTGATTTTCTTTTTATTACAGCCATAAGAACATAGGTTTATGATATTTTATTACAAAAAAAAATCAAGCTTGATATACATCTTTAATTGTATAGTTGATAGATTCAGATTTATATAACTGTATTCTTTCATTCATATGTGCTGTACTATACTTTAAATTATCTGCAATATCTAATATATACGCTGCTTTTTTATTTGCATGCAGCCTTAAACTTCGACCAATAGATTGTATAATTTTATTTTTTGCTTTACCTATAGACGCGAAGACAACATAATGTAAATTACGTATGTTAATACCTGTACTAAAGATTTTTGAAATAGCTACACAAACAACATTGTCGTTGTTTTCCATAATACTTCTAATCTTTTCTCTTTCTTCTACTTCAACAGATCCTTGCACAAAGAACACTTGTCGGTCACTTAGAGATTTTAATTTTTCAAGTAAAATTTCACCGTGAGCAATACGATCTACCATGATTAAAGAATTTTTTTCAACTTTAGAAATAAGTTTTAAAATAACGTCGTTCCTAAATTCGTTTTGCTGTAGAAAAGTAATTTCTTCCTCATATTCTGCGGTTGGTGTTAAAATAGAAGCTTGAGTAAATTGTGGTTGTTCTTTGTGATGTAAGCAAACTACTCCAACATTAACCTGTGTGATGTATTTTTGTTCACGAAGTTCTATTGATTTTTTATGATAAATTGTTCTTCCGATTTCCCCGCAAAGACCCCATTGATCTATTTGATCTACCGGGAGGGTTCCAGTAAACCCAAAGCGATACTGAGCCGGAATTTTTTTTAAAATTTTTACTATACTGTTCCCTTGCTTACATTTATGTACTTCATCTATTATAAGGACTTCGCAGTCACTTAATACAGATAAGTCTTGTTTTTTAGAGAGCAAAATTTGACTATTTGCTATTATAATTTGCTTATTGGGATTAAGCTCGCAACTTCCTGTCCATTTTGTAATTTTATCCGCACTAATACCATACTCTAAAAAATCTCCATATGTTTGTTGTACGAGCTGTATATCGGGTACTAATATTAATATTTTTTTACGAATTTGTTCAATTATACTTTGACACAAAGTCGCTATTACAAGCGTTTTACCGGCAGATGTCGGTAAAACAACAACTCCAGACCTATTACTTAAACACTCCGTGACTGCTTCTTGTTGATAATCTCTTAATGTTTTATTGAGTTTTTTTATTTCTGTGCTTAAAGAGGGTGTTAAAGTGTTTTTTTTAAAGTTATCTGTAATATCCAAACTTACACTTACACCGGTTGATTTTAATGTTTTTATATAATTAATAATCTCAAAAACAAATCGAGGTTCAAATCTTCCCTGAGGTGTTATAATGTATTTTCTTGTCGATGGTCTATATCCTACCGCGTAACGTCTTTTAAAGACCTGTTGTTTATCTTCTACTGAAAAATATTCTCTAATATTATTTAAATATTCAGAAATAATAATCCCTTTCTTCTTTGAAGGATCGTAATCTATAATTACTTTGTTCATTAAGTTGTCTCTAACTGTATAATTTTAATAAGATTACCAATATCGTACGAGACACTGCGAAAGTTAGATTCAATCTTTGTTAAATACTCCACGAGTAACTCATTTTCAGCTATTTGTTCATCTATCTTTTGCACTATTGGGTGCTCATCTGTTGTAGCCTCAGCAGCTTTATCTGTAAGCTTCACTGGGGATGTTTGAGACATTCTTTCCAGTAACTTTTGTTTGGCTTGTTTTCTTAATTTTTTAAGTTTAAAAATCTCTTGCTTGTGATGTATAAGTCTTGAAACCCAATAATGTCTTGCTGAAGGTAGCCCTAGTTGAATTTCTTTCATATTAAGCTCATTTACTTCTATATGCTTACGTATATCGTTTTGATATTGTTCGAATACATTTGCGAATGATGACTTTTCTTCAGTTTCCATATTTTTATAAAAAATAAATACAAAATATTATAAAAACTTTCTTTTAAAAAGCAAACTTTTTATATTTATCATAAGTAATTATAATGTTACATATAAATGAAATAATTGAAAGTGTTTTAAAAGAAGAAAACATTGCAAGTCCTGGAGGGGCTTTAGGTACAGGCTCCCAAGGCGGAGAACTTAATACAATTGACTATAACCCACAAGATGCTAGACTTCCATACCCGTTCCCATATATATATCGAAGAAACATAAACAAGACAGGCACTAAAAAGAAGAGAAAAAAACGAAAGTAAAGATATGGAACAAGACACTGGCCACTGGCTATTATCTGAAGGAGTTGTTTTAGATAATAACACGTTTGGATTTATATATGAGATTTGCTGTATACCAACTAATAAAAAATATATAGGTAAAAAGCAATGTAAAACTAAACTTAAACGAAAACCTCTAAAGGGTAAGACTCGCAAAAGAATAGAAATTATTGAAACTGATTGGAAAACGTATACAGGTTCATCAGTCGAGCTCAATAAAGATATTATAAGGTTTGGAGAAGATAAATTTAAGTTTACTATTTTAAAAACCTGTCGTTCAAAATGGGAGCTTGCTTATGAAGAGATAAAAGAGCAGTTACGTAGGGATGTACTTCTTACAGACGAATACTATAACGGTATCATAAACGTAAGAATAGGCACTCCACCTGCAGAGATAGTAGAAGAATATACAAATAAATATAAAAGTAAGTTA